AAGTTGGGAGGCATAGCCGCTCAATTATTAGGCGATTTCGAAGAAGACCGCATGAGTCGAGACGAATGGGAAGATGCCTATGTCAAAGGACTAGACCTTCTCGGATTCAGGTACGAAGATCGCGATAGGCCTTTCCCGGGCGCATCAGGCGTTACACATCCTTTATTAGCCGAATCCGTTACGCAATTTCAAGCGCAAGCATTTAAAGAACTATTGCCTGCACAAGGCCCTGTTAAAACCGATATATTGGGGGTAGCTACTCCTGAAGTAGAAGCACAGTCCGATCGTGTGCAGCAGTTTATGAATTACCAGATCACAACGGTGATGGAAGAATACACCCCAGAAATGGATCAGTTGTTGTTCTATTTACCGCTTGCCGGATCAGCGTTTAAGAAAGTTTATTACGACCCAACCCTACAAAGAGCCGTCAGTCGGTTTGTACCGGTTGAAGATTTAATTGTGCCCTACGGCGCCAGTGACTTAGAAACCTGTGAGAGAATCACCCACGTTGTTAAGATGACCTACAATCAGATTCGTAATCAACAGCTTTCTGGATTTTATAAAGACATTGAACTCACCCCCGCTTACACCAGCACACAAACAGTCACCCAAGATAAGGTCGAAGAAATAGAGGGCATAGACGGCTCAGGTAACGATATGATGTATGAACTCTTAGAGTTTCATGTGTCTATGGAGCTGCCAGGGTTCGAGGACCCCGATGGACTGCATCTACCTTTTATTATTACGATCGACAGAACCTCCAGCCAAGTGCTGTCAATTCGTCGCAACTATCTTGAAGAAGACCAACTAAAAAGAAAGATACAATATTTTGTTCATTATAAGTTTCTCCCAGGACTAGGTTTTTACGGCTTTGGCTTAATTCACATGATTGGCGGTCTCTCCAGAACCGCAACCGCTGCATTGAGACAACTCATAGACGCCGGAACTTTGTCCAATCTTCCCGCTGGTTTTAAAGCCAGAGGCATAAGAATAAGAGACGACGAAACGCCTTTAGAGCCAGGCGAGTTCAGAGACGTGGACGCGCCCGGAGGGGCACTAAAAGATGCACTGATGCCTCTGCCTTACAAAGAACCAAGCGGTGTTTTATTTCAGTTGATGGGTTTTTGTGTTGAAGCCGGACAACGCTTTGCTGCTATCACCGACATGCAGGTGGGTGAGGGCAACGATCAAGCGGCAGTCGGTACCACATTAGCACTTATGGAACAGGGGACCAAGGTCATGTCCGCGGTTCACAAACGACTGCACTATGCACAGAAGATAGAGTTTAGAATACTGGCGAGAGTGTTCTCAGAGTTCCTTCCCCCAGAGTATCCTTATCAAGTAGTTGGCGGCGACCAGACCATTAAACAAACGGACTTTGATAATCGAATTGATGTCATTCCAGTGTCCGATCCAAACTTCTTTTCATTTGCTCAACGTATTTCTTTGGCACAACAAGAACTACAACTGGTGCAAAGCAACCCAGAAATACACAATATAAAAGAATCGTTTCGTCGTATGTATACGGCTCTCGGTTCACAGAACATAGAAGCTCTTTTGCTTCCCGATCCACCTCCTCCACAACCCACAAGTCCAGCGATTGAGAACAGCATTGTCTTGATGGGAGCACCGTTGACCGCGTTCCCAGAACAAGATCACGATGCACACATTGAAGCACACATCACGTTTTTAGATAACCCAATGGCGAAAATGAATCCCCCGGTTGCAGGCGCGTTAATGGGAAACATTCTTCAGCACGTTGCTTTTAAAGCAGAGCAAATAGCCGAGCAGCAACTACAGCAGATGGCACAACAAGACCCACAATTACAACAACAGTTAATGCAAGAACAACAGATGATGCAGCAACAGCAAATGATGGCTCAACAAGGCGGTATGCCAGGTGAGGCCCCTCCACCCAATCCAATGAGAGAACAAATTAAAGCGCAAACCGAAGCCAGTCTACTCGAAGAACTTATGCCTAGAATCAATGAGATTATGGACGTGGCCGCTGATGATAACGGCGTCATAGAGTTGAAACAACAAGAACTTATGATAAGATCACAAGAGAACGAAGACGACAAACGAATCGCTGAAGACAAACTAGCTCTTGAGCGAGAAAAGATGGAAGTACGGGAAGAAACCGACGAAGAGAAGATGAGAAGTCAAGAAGACATCGCAGCACTCAGAGCGTCTATCTCCCGTGAAAAAATGGAACAAGCGAAGAATAAATAATGGCAGCACGAAGTAGAAAAAACTATGATCCTTTTCAGGACCCTTTATATGATCCGCCTAAAGAGGATAGGGACCCTAAAATTGGGGACCCAAAAGGAGGCCCTTCCCCTGATGAAATTCAGGCTATGATCGACGCAGCGATTGCCGCCCAGGGACTCGATTTAAGTGGGTACGCTGAAACAGGAGACATACAAAGTTTGATTGACGAAGCGCTTTCCGGACAAGCGGGACCCGATTTAAGCGGCTATGCTCAAACAGGGGACATCCAAGACATGATCGACGCAGCGATTGCCGGACAAGATGAAGCGTCCGGAGAAGGGAGCTCCGATTTAAGCAGCACATTCTTAAACCCAGACGGCACGTTGAAAGACGAGTATTTACAGGGTGTCGCGGACCAGATACAAGGTTTCGAGGGTTTGGGACAAGGAGGAGACATAGACGCAGCCATAGCAGCAGCGATGCAAGATTTTAACATAGACGATCAAGTGGGCGACGCCATGAAATTATGGGGCGACGACTTTAAAGAGCAGTTTGGCGGAGACTACATGAAGAACGTGGACATGGGCCAGTATGTTACTGACGAAATGCTCCAAAATATGATTGCCAACGCGCAGCTTCAAGGCATGGATGAGGCGGCGATTAGAGACATGATTAAAACTGTCATGGGTGACAGCATGAGCGATGAAGACATAACCGCTGCCATTGAAGCAGCAGTCGCTGCCGCTCAAGCGGAAACCCAAGAAGGCATACTTACCCCAGAGCAAATACAGGCTATGATTGATGAAGGCCTTGCTAATGGTATGTCTCCAGAAGACATACTTGCCTTAATTAAAGAAAACTCCCCCGGCGGAGTGGACGAAGCAGCGATTGCTCAAATGATTGCTGACGCACAAGCCAGTCTTGGAGAGCTTGGCGGACTAACCGCAGAAGAAATACAGGCCATGATTGAACAAGGCATCGCTGACGGTTTGACACCAGAACAAATACAAGAAATGATAGCGGCGGCTACAAACGGAGCCCTAGACGCAGCAACCATTCAACAAATGATCGCTGACGCAATCGCAGCGTCTCAAACAGGGCAAACAGGAATAGAGGGAATGTCTATGGAAGACATTCAAGCGTTGCTGGATTCAGGTTATATGACAGCGGATCAGATTAATTCTTTGTTAGGCGAATCAGGGAGCAGAATTGATGCACTTACAAGCCAATTAGAAGGCTCAGGGTTTTTGGGACAAGAAGGGGTGGACTCTTCAGTTGAAGCGGCCTTACAAGCAGCTTTAGGAGAAGGCGGCTCAATTAACTCAGCCATAGCAGCAGCCATGCAAGGTGTTGGCGGTGGCGGCGAAACAACTCCAGGCGGTGGCGGTGGCGATAACAGTAGTCCACTGACAACAGTACCTGTGGACACAAGTTTTAACTTTGGAGAATATAATCCTGGAAGTTTTCCAACAAACCCTTATGGCGACGTGAATCCATACGACTTAATGAACCACCCTTATAGTTCGGCTACAACGGGGGGCATTGGTGGGATTGCAGGCCTTGACCTTGGAAACCCAGGAGCATACAACTTTGACATGCCAACATCAACAGAAGCGATGCCTACCGGAATACCTTCTTATCAAGACTACATGCAGTATTTAGCTGCGCAGCAACCACCCGCGCCACAGGCGCCACAAACGAATTTCAACGACCCGTTCTATAATAACTATGGACCAAACGGTGAGCTTCTTTAATGGAGAGAAAACATTGACACTATAGATTTTGGTTATAAGATTCTTAGATCGGTCGAGGAAAAAGAAAAACGAGT